GGCATAATATAGAAGAGTAGGCAACACCATGTTTTCGGATTATGTTGAATCAGGACCACCGCTAATGAATGCTGCCGCCGGTAAGATTCGCGCAACCTTCAAACTCAAAGCAAATGTAACGATTGCGAATACAATTCGCCGTGCGATTATCTCCTCCACGCCAGCGGTCGCCTTTCGCACAGAGCCCGCTGAGAAGTCGGAGATGACGATTACTGTAAATACAACTCCGCTTGTCAACGAGATCATTTCGCATCGTATTGGAATGGTGCCGATTCTTGCGGATCCGGCAACATTTGATCCTACTCATTACGAGTTCGTACTCAATAAGGAGAATACGACAAAGGATATGATGGATGTCTACGCAAGCGATTTCCAGGTATTTATGAAGAATCCCAAGAATCCGTTGGAAGCACCGGTACAGATTCCAACGGCACAGTTCTTTCCTCCCGACCCAATTACGGGTGAGACTGTTCTTATCACGCGTCTACGACCTCAGTGGAATCGTTCTGCGCCAAATGAGCAGATTCAACTGAAGGCAAAGGCAGCGGTAAGCACGGGGCAGGAGAACATTCGTTGGTCACCAGTGAGCCAGTGCTCGTATGAGTATACGCGGGATACAAATGAGGAGCATCTAGAGGACGTCTTTACGAATTGGCTGCTTAATACGAAGAAGATTGCGAAGGTCACCGATATTTCGGAGGAGAAGCTGGCAGAGCTCAAGCGTGAGTTCAATACAATGGAGGTACAGCGGTGCTATCTTACGGATGAGCGCGGTGACCCAACGGACTTTACATTCTATATTGAATCGGTCGGTACGCAGACAATCCCGCAGATTGTAGCGTCTGCACTTCTCAATGCCGAGGCGCTTGTTCGTAAGTACGAGGATATGGATGCTACTCTACCAAAGAATGTGGTGGTCCAGCAGGGCGACGCACGATTTCCTTGTGTAGATATTGTCTTTACCGACGAGTCGCATACACTGGGTAATCTGTTAGAAACCTATCTGGTTGAGAACCATGTGGACGGTACCTCGCAGCCGCGGATTACTTATGCGGGCTACAAGGTACCGCATCCTTTACGACCCGAGATGTTTGTTCGTATTGGTGTGGAAACGGATGGGGGTGATGCGGACCAGGAACAGCGTGTTGCTCGCCTTGCAATTGCGACGGTTTGCCGCCAGCTTCGTGATGGATTCCGCACCGCCCAGGCAACATGGGCAAACCTTTTCGCGAAACCATCAACCACCGCATAATCAGTCGCGCCTGCGAATATTCGCAGGGCTAATAAGAGATATGGGTCCGTTAGAAATCGCCTCTATACTATTGGCTGTTCTGGTGGGCATTAGCCTATTTTTGTATCTCCGGCCTAAGTACTTCACTAAGTTGGAGGGGTTGGAGGGATTTGCCGTAATTGCGCTGGATGGTGAGACTATGCCCCGCTGCTTTACTCGCAGTCCTGAGGCGCAGAATCTCCTCAAGACCTTGTATCCTATGAAGCAGGTAGCACCGGCGTCTAAGGAGGCAATGGCGTACGATGAGCTCAAGCTCATTCTGGAGAAGATCTTATGTATTGATGCGGATGTTACGGGACTGGGTGCAGGTCCTTACCAGACCTACCAGCTGCCGTTTGCCACACAGCACGACATTGAGCCGCCGGCAAGCTTTGTGGGTCGTTGCCTGAAGGGTGCCGTAAAGCCGCGTGATATTGAGGTAGAGTTCATGAAGTTCAATGACCGCGGACAGGTATTGATTGACACTCTAAGCTACGATGATCAGCAAAGACCACAGCTGAAGGCACAGTTCCGGAATATTGTTGTGAAGGCGGCACACAACATTGCGTTTATTGCTTTATCGGACAAGGCAAATCTGGACCGTCCTAAGGGCGCGCGCGATCCCGGTTATTACGTGCCTCATTTTGAGTTAGAGCAGGGACCGTATGAGATTAAGGGACAGTTCCAGTACTTTTAGAAAACTTAATCAAGTAAATACATTATAAAAGCGATTATACTACCAAGGCAGTATCCATATAACGCAGCAAATAACACAAACAAAAAGCATTGTATGGTTTTTGTTTGGGAGGGGGTCATTCCTCTACAATAAAGTCTTAATTGTGCTGGCAGCTGCCGGGGCTGAGAAGCATAATTAGGATGGAAAGTCCAAGGATCTGCCATACAGACTTCGCCTCCTTGACGCCAGGGACAAGCACATGAAGGACATTGTTCCACAGGTACTTGCCGGCAAAAAGGAGGAGTAAGAGCACCGCAATAACCGTAAGGCTAGAAACAAGTGCCGCACGGAAGGGCGACGCAGAGCCGGCACCCTGGTTCTCAAACGGCTCGCTAGCCACCGATGAAATTGCGGCATTGATGTTATTGGCAATTGCACCACCAAGCATTGTCTATATTTATGGCAGCTAATTTTCTTCCGCCGCCGGCTTAGGGACCTGAAGCTTAAGATCGTGCTTCATAATGCTGCCGCGATTCTCCTCAAGATAATCAACAAGCGCCTTTGCGCGCTCTTCATCGCCACCAAAGAACTGCTTGAAATGCTTGAGCATAAAGCTGTTGGAAATCTTCTCCGTCACCTCACGCGTCTTGTGAACAACGGCGCCCTTGCTAACATTCAGTTTAACCACATTGTTAGTTTCCATGATGCGAAGAATGATATCCTTGAGTGCCTTGGACTGCGTATCGCGCTGCTTGATGTCGGCGCGAAGAGCAGCCGTTTCCTCCTGTAGAGTCATCCAACGCTTCAATAGTGCTGGAAGTTCACTGATGGCGGGCGCGCCGGCACCGCCTGCCGCCAGAAGCGTATTGCCCATGGTGTTAGGAACGATAGACATTGTGTTGTATTCTCTAAATTATAGTCTTAAACTGTTTCATTTTTTCACACGTGATGTAAAAAAATGAACCCTATAAACCCCCCAAATTTAACAAGCAGCAATGAATACTGAAACAGAATCACATCGCTTCCTACGACAGTACTATCTCATTCGTTATACGGCACTAGTAGAACGAATCAGGGAGAAACTAAATCTTACAGAGATGATGAAAGAAACCATGATTCAAGCCTTGGTTAATGTACAGTGGATTGACAATCAACTAAACGAAATACAGTCGCTGCCGATCACGTAGGGTCGTACGACAGACAAAGCACTGTGATCGTTGTTTTTGCGTACAGGTATTACAAAAGGTATGCCCGCAAGGTACTAGAGCCCAGCATACGCGCTCAGTGGTACAAATAGAGCAAATAGGACCATCGGCGGAATTTCCAGCGACCGATAAGGTTGTAATAACGGACCTTAGCGCCATAAAGCGGGCATAGTGCTTACAGAACGAACGATACTCATCCTGAATCTTATTGCGATCATACTCGGACCGAATATACGTAATCACCGACTGTTTGAGATTCAGGATTTCTTCCGTCTCACCATCTTCAATAGGAATGCTGAGTAGACGATTTTTTAATTTCTCAATTCTATCAAGTTTTAGCGATAGAACCTGTACGCTACGAAACATTTCTTGTAACGTATCCAAATAGATATTCATTACAGTGTGAACATCCTTTTCAATCTCCTTGAGTGGACGACCAACCTCCGTTTCCAGTTCCGTTAGAACTACCTCATTTTCAAAAATAGGTTCAACCTTATCTTTGAGCCAAGATGCATTGGAATTGAATGTTGGTATATTAAGAGCGGTCATGAAATGACTGTGACGCTGAACAATGGAGGTATCTTCAAATGGTTTTTCAAGGAATGTTGTGAGTAATTCAGTTTCATTCGAGATAATGTCACGCAGACGCTTGCGCCAGGGACGTAGAAAATCACGCGAATCGGGCATAATTGTAGATGCCACATTCATGTGAAATTGGAGGACATTTTCTATGCTGGATTGGATATTTTGTATAGTTGTACCGGAGCCGGCATCGGCATCCTCAAATTCCGCAGCAGCAGCAAAGCCAAAGAAAGTTGAACTTCCTGAAATATCCATCTTTACTTTGAAATTTGTTTAGGTTTTAGACCAGTGCCGCAAAACGGCACAGCAAATATTCTATTCAAGTAAGAGGATGATTCGCAAGGTAATTGCAGTATTTGGAGTATGCGTGTTTCTTGCATCAGCATACACCATTTTACGACCACAAATAATTGGCAAAGGAAACGAAGGATTTGAAGATATAAGTGGAGCGACCAAAACTGGCAGCTCCACAAAATCCGTCCCATGTAATGAAATACCGCTTTCCGCTTTCAACACAAAACTAGTATTATCCTTAATTCCCCCCGATATTCAGTACGCAATAAGTACTTATTCGGTAGGTGGCGCACAACCGAACTACTTGAATAAACTCAAATCCGTATACAAAACCGCCGACACCACAGTCCAGATGGCAATGTCTGCGCTTCTTGCGCGATACCTCGCATTCAACGGTGGATCCGCTGGAATACCAGGTCCTGGCTATACAAAAACAAGCCCAGGCAATTATTTAGCACAAGTGTCAGGAGCCAAGGAATTATTGACTCCTGATAACATTAATACAAAAGCTGCTGTATATCCATCCTTTAAAGCTGCTACCGACGTGGCTTTTTGTCCCAAATTAAACAAAGATTGGGTTTCAACGGCAGATTTTTGATTATAGAGAAATCTCCGAAATATACGTAAAAAACTCATCACTGAATCCGTAATGGCATCCATTGGGTTCAGTTCTTACTCCGTCAGGAGTGCTTTCAGGTACACGACGTGATGTTGCATTCATGCCGTGTAGAAACGATACTATTACTCCCCGTGGTGAAATCTCGGCAGTTAACGCTTCGCGACCAACAATAAATCCCTCGCCTTCGGCAACATTGACGGACGCAGGAAACCGACCGGCATCAAAGAATGATCGTTTGAATGCCAATGACGCCTCGCTAATACGCTCAGCGGGCGATAAATTGAGCGGCGGCACATTCATCGCGCTAATGTACCGCTTGGAATCGTACATCGGCAAAGTAGAACAGTAAACGCATTCTACTCCAGCATCGCTCAAATACGCCATACGCGCACGAATAGAAGTTGCAGGATAATGGTCATCATCGTCCATCATCATAAAAATAGAACAATCGGAGGGCGCTGCAAGACATGCTTTATTACGCTTTTCGCCAATTGGCAACTTTTTGGGCATAGATAAGTAGCGAACACGGATATAAGGATTTGCGCTTTGAAACTTGGCAACCGCTCCGTCCACGCGCCCGTCACTGTCACTATCATCCGCAATAATCCATGTTAGTTTGTCAGGTGGATAATCGGATTTGAGGATATTGTTTGCCATATTGGGAAACCACTTGGGGCGATTGTGAGTAAGGGTCACAACTGCAATATGGGGAAAATCGGCAACGGCAGGCATCTTTGGCGGATATGTTGCCACTATTGTTGGCATAAGCAGTAATTTGATCGCCGATTTGAGTAATGAACGGCACGATGCGCGAAACTCCTTGATACGAGT